CTAGGTGGCCTTGCGGCGGTAGGCGTTCAGAATGACGTGTTCGGCCAGGCTGAACCCCTCGAAGACGGTTTTACGCGTCTGATAGTCGTCGACGGATATGGTTATGGTCCCGTCGGGGTTGTTCGACAGGCGGGCAGTCGCGGAAACGATCACGGCGGCAAGCGCGGTGTTCGGCTCGTTGAATTGTGCGTCCCAGCCTTTGCCCCGGGTGTACGCCTTGACCATCTCGGTAACGACGATGACGTGACGCCCAGCCAGGGTGGCGAGGTTGAAGTCGTCACCCCTGCCCAGGTATTCGGCTACGTCGGTACCGGTCACGGTGGCCATGATTAGACCGTGATGCCGGTCAGCTTGACGATCGACTCGACGTTCAGTGGGGCGGCGTCGTAGCGGGCAGTCACGCGAATAGCCTGCTGGTCGTAGTCTCCGAACGTCTGGTCGAGGATCTTCACCGTCGGGGCCTGGTCGCGGGCAACTGCAATCTGCGAGAAGTCGGCCAGCACGGCCTGCGTGGTCTTGGTCGTGGTGCCGACAACGGGAATCCGGTTGGTAATGATGACCGGCGAGCCGAACAGGCGGAACACGCCGTCGGTGGTCGGGTCGGGGGTGAGCACGTACTGGTTGGACCCGGTGGCCTGCTTGATCTTGCGGAGCGCCACGAACGTTTCGGGGCGAAGCATCCACTTCAGGGAAGCCATGTTCACCCCGCCGGCCAGTGCCTTACCCCAGGCGTCGAGCAGCGCGTCGAGTCCGACGGTGCCGACGGCGGCGACTTCCTGCGTACCAACGTAGTTGAGGATACCCAGCGGGGTCGTGCCAGCGTCCCCGGTGCCGGCAATGAAGGCATTGTCGAGCTTGGTGGCCACGTCACGCACCAGGCGGTCTTTGATCGCGGCCTCGAGGGACACGACCGACTGGCGGGCCAGCTCGTTGCTGAAGCGGGTCAGGGTCTTCACCGACTTGATCGTCGAGGGCAGGAGGGTAATTTCGTCGAACGACACGTCGGCGTCGGTGATGAGTTCGTTTTCACCCTTCCAGTCGGGGCTGGTTGCGCCGCCCAGCTTCGGGACGCGGACGGGGCTGCCGTCGGTGTCGAAGATGCGCGGGCCCGCTGCGAGAAACACGGATGCGTGCTCGAGGGGCTGGACCAGAATGGACTGGACCTGTTCGGCGGTGAGTTCTGCGGCGTTGGCGGTTGATACGGCCATGATGATTCTCCAAACGATGGTGAGCTGATCGTTTGGGTGCCAGACCCACTAACGTGAATACCCCCCAGGGGTATCTCGAAGATACCATCCGGGGGGCTTTGTGTCAAGCGCTGTAGCTGCTAGGAAAAGCTCTGCATCTGCGGGCGCGGCGTGACCTCGACAGCCATTGCTACCCCCGGAGCAAGTGAGATGGTCAGCCAGTGGTCTTCAGTCAAGTGCAGCTCCACCAGTTTCGGCTCGACTCCATCCCAGTCGGTCAAGACATCCCACGACTCGTGATTGATCTCGAATGTCGTTCCCGCGTAGTGCAGCTTGTACTCTTTATCGGCCAAGATACTTCCCCCTACTTCGCGCCGGACCTGAGCAGCCCGGACAAGCTGAATGTATCAGTGGCGACCGACGCACCCTGCCCGATATCGCCGGTGGGCTTGCGGTTGGCCAGGTGCGGTTTGGCGGTGAGGAGCGCGTCGACGGCGGCGGTCATGGCCTCGGGGTCGGTGAGGTGGGCATCGTCGAACGGGAGGTCGGTGGCATCGGCCAGACGCCCGCCGGCACGCACCAGCTCGAGGTGGAGACGCTTGGCGAGGTCGTCGGACTGTCCCGCGCGCTGCCGGTACTTGGCATTCTCGTCGCGGAGCTTGACGACGTACTCACGCGGGAATGTCTCGGCGGTGTCGTCGTCGGTCGTGTCGGTGGTCTGTGCATCGGTGTCGAGCTCGTCGACGGCCTCGAGGTTGGTCTGGTCGGTGATGGTCATTAGCTGGTCCTTTCAATGGGGAAGCGGCGGGCGGTGGCGGTGGATTCGTCGTGCAGTCCGGTGATCGTAAAGACAACGCCGATCAGGGCGGGGTCGAGCGGGTTGGCGGTGACGGTCACGACGTCGTTGATCTTCACGGCGGCGCTGGTGACGACGGGCAGGGACAACACCAGGTCCTGCACGGTGATCGTCTGCCCGGCTGGTGTGGCGGTGCGAGCGGCGAGACTGGGACGCCGAATTCTGCCGGGTCCTGTGTAGACCACCACGACGACGGTTTCGTATTGGCCAGTTGCCTCGTTGAAGACAGGTTCACCGCCTCCTCGGGTGACGGTGCAACGGGTGGTCATGAGCTTTTCAGCCTCACGACGCCCGGCCAGGACGTGCTGTTCGATGTTCATTTCGTGGTCCTATCTCGAGACTGAACGGATTTTGTCGACGGTGACGACGCGGTGCGTGCAGGCGCACCCTTTGTGGTGCGGCATCCGGTGGTCTTTCGGCCAGATGCGGCCTTCACGCCACCAGTAGCGGCAGAGCTGGCAGGGATCGGAGTCCATTTGTCGGACGTACCCTTCGACGGCGGTGGACTGTTTGACCCCTTCGGAGTAGGCATCCGTCGCGGCACCCAGTGGGGCATTGGTCGCAAAGCGAGTGAGGCGGGCGTCGATATCCTCCCCGGCCTCGAAATCGACCAGTAGCGTCTCTACGCCCCGCTGAAGCCTTGGCTGGTCGTATCCGCTCGGCAGTACGCCCAGAGGCGCGTGCGTGTCCCCGGTGAGGCGGTAGAGCTCGGCAGACAGCGACAGGTCGGCCAGCGCTGCGGCCTTGCCGTTGGCTTGCAAGATCAGGGCGGCAGCGAGCTGCACGAACTGCGCTTTCGTGATCCTGCCCAGCCCGTACACGCGCCACGCCTCGAGCACCTGCGCATTGGTCGATTCGCGGATCTTCGACAGGCTCGTCTGGTAACTCAATCGGCCACCAGGAACGCGGACAGGTCAGCGCCCGACGCCGTGAGGGCTTCGGCGCGCTTTCCCTGCATGATCGTCGTGATCTGTGACGGGCTGTAACCCATCGGGTCGGCCAGCACGGCGACCAGCGGCACACCGATCCCGGCAAGCTTCGCTGCGGCGTCGGCAACCTGCGCCGGCGTGCGAGTATCGGGGGCCTTCCACAGCGTCTCGAAGTCGCGGCTGTTTTGCCCGTCGCGGACCTTCATCACCAGGTCGGCCACCTTCGCCCAGCGGCGACCCAGAGCACGGTGTTTGCCGATAATCGCGGCCACCAGCGATGCCTCGGCGCTACTGATCGCGTCGGCACTCGGCGGCTGGTCACCGTTCAGCCCCAGGTAGTGCGGCGGCAGACCTGAGATAGCGCCGATCTGCTGCGTAAGGATCGCCACGATATCGCCGTAACCGTCGAGCCGGGCGCCGTCGAACTGCCCGAACTTGGTTTCGGAGTTCTCGGACTGCCAGACCCGGTTTGCTTCGGAGCTGAACGGGTTCACGGCGTTGCCGTCGTCGTCTTCCATGATCTCCATGCCGGTGACCCAGCGACGCGGGCGGGCGAAGTATTCGGAGCTCACCAGCGCGTCGGACATGATCTTGTTCAGCCCGTCGGTGAGGTCGAGAATATCGGCCATCTCGGAGACACCCTCGAAGTCGAGCAGCCGGCCAGAGTTGACCAGTGGCACGACGGGGACTTCACCCAGCGGATTCGGGAGCACTTCGACGACCTGCAAGGCGTTTTCCTTGCCGGCGTACTTCGTGATCTTGTCGGCCTCGAGCACGACGGCGTGGTGCGTGGTGCCGGCCAGCCACTTCTTCAGTACGGCGGTAACCTGCCCGGATGCCGGGTCGAAGATCGCGGTTACCTGTTTTGCCGATTCGACGGTGACGCGGGGCCCGTTCGGACCTGCCCAGACGAACACGAAAGACCGGCCATAGACCAGCGCGTCGAGGTGCGCTAGGTGTGACTGTGCCTCGAGGTCGTTGGCCTGCCAGATACGCCAGAGGTCGGCGTCTGCGTTGTCATCCCCGATCGCCCGAAACCCGGTGACCTGAAGCCGTTCAGCGATAGACCGAACGGCGAGCTTCGGGAAGTTCACCGACAGAACGCGGAGCTTGTTCCCCAGCGCCTCGGCAGACTTCGGAGACAAGAACGCGGCGGGCTGCGTGCCGGCGTAGTAGCTATCAAGCTTGGCAAGTCCACTCTGGGACTCGTCGAGCTTGGCGGTCAGTGTTTCTAGTAGTTCGCTCAAAACGAAACCACCCTTCTTTTCTTGGTGTTGTTGTGCCAGGCGGCACGGTCCCACGCGACGATTGCAGCGATAGCGGCGTCAATCTTGCGGGGTGAATTGCGCTTGTCCTTGGATACGATCGCGCCGATAGCTGTTTGCACGGCCACCGTCTGCGAGACGTGCAGGGACAGAGTTTTGTTGCCGTCGTGCGTCATCGTGTGATCGAGAACGGCGGCGTAGAGGCGATCTGTCGCCGGGCCCATCCGGTTACGGAAACCTGTGTTGTACTCCACGACCCGGCGCTCACCGTGGGTTTTACTCCACGCCTCAATTTCCGACCTCCATCCCCAGGGGTCACAGGCCAGTTCCACGACGTCGAAGGTGTTGAACGCATCGTCGACGGCCTTGGTGACCTCGGCGCGCGGCACACGCCAGGCGAGAGAGTCGGGCTTATTCCACACGTTGATAGGGCTAATGAATCCGTCCAGCGTGCAGGCCACCAGCGCGGTCGAGTCGCCAGAGGCAGAGCCGTCGAAACCTAGAACGATTCGTTCGCCCGGCTGCAAGGTGCGGTCATCCTTGCGGGTGTCCCACATGCCGAACGGAAGCCAGGAGTCCTGTGATCCTGCCCACTGACCCAGGCGATATCTACGAAACGCGGCTTCTCTGGTCGTGGCCTGTGTGGCTCGGAGCGCGTCGATCGAGAGGAAGTCACCCAGGGCAGGGTTGGCAATCTGCCATGCTGCCTCATCGTCGACAGCGCACCCTTCCGGCGCGGCCCATTCCCGAAACACGAACGCGGGGTCGGCCTGTTTGCGCCCGTACTTCACCAAGTCCCACATGACCGACTCTTGCGAGTCCGACGGCGTGCTAATCGCCAGGGTCAGCGACTCGGCACGCTTGCCAGATGCCGACGTGACCGCCTCCCAGACGTCACGGTCGACGACGTGCAGCTCGTCGACGATCATCAGCGTCGGGTCCCAACCCTGAAGCGCGGAGACAGTAGCCGGCAAGGCGTAGAACTCCCCGCCGTTCTGCGGCACGACCAAACGATCCTTGTAGATGTGGCAACGGGCGGCCAGCTCGGGATTGAGCTCCACCATCCGACGGGCTGCCTTGTAGACGTGCTGCGCTGTCTGCTCGCTCGACGCGACGACCAGAACCTGCGGGGCGTCGATCTCATCGGCAAACAGACCATAGAGGGCCAGGAGCGCGGCCAGCCCGGTCTTCCCGTTGCCTCGAGGGAGACTCAGGAGAGCTTGCCGGGGTCGCGGGCGGTCCATCGGATACAGCGCGGCCACCGTCTCGAGCTGCCACGGCCTGAGCACGAACGGCGTGCCCGATCCCTCACCCTTCGGCACCTTCAGAAACGCCTTGGCGAAGGCGTCGATACGGTCCACACCACGAGGCGGGAAGGCATCCCAGGAGAGCGGATCAACCGTAATGGCCGACTTCGCGCCCGGCCTCAAAATACCCCCTCCGGCACAGTGAGGAAGTTTGCCATTCCCCGGGGGCCTTTCAGGGTGCCGTCGAGGGTACCCCGCGCTGGTCCTGTGTCGTCCGGTGCGCCCTTTGCAGCATTACAGGCGCGGCAAAGTACGTCGACGTCTGCCAACGTCTTAGCGGGCCACCTGAGATGGTCGCCCGTCAGGTCTTCTTTGGTGCCACAGGTCGAGCACCAGGGCTGAAGCTTGCGGGCGCGACGACTCAGGCGAAACCATGCGGAGTTGTACCCGCGTTCAGTGGCGGTGCCCTTGTTGGGTTGCTGCCGACGATGCAGCCGGCACCGATACTCACCAGGTTCACCGCATACGACGCAGAGGGTCAACGTCATGCGCGATACACGATCATCTTGGTATCGCGCTCATGCTCGACAGGTTCGAGCGCGTCGTCGAGGGAGTTGAGCACTACCTCGAGCACGTCGCGGGCTTGGACCAGTGCCGCGCGGTTGGCCTTGGCACGGTCCTCATGCCGGCGGGCGTGAGTCTTCCAGTAGTTCGCTTCTTCTTCAGGGGTTCGAGTGGTCACGATGTTGTCCTTTCGTTATGCGCTCTTGGCAGGTCGGACATAGGGGCTACTTTCGAGGTTTAGGCGGTTGTTGATGTAGCTGCGGCCCTTAGCGGACAGGGTGAGATAGACGCCCGTGTCGATGACGTCATTGAGGTGGTCGTCGTCGCCGTGTTCAATCTCGGACCAGTACGACCGGATGCCTTCGTGAATAGCCAGGCTGCTTGATTTCTGCCATTGGCTGATCTCGTCCTCGTCGGGGCTCTCGAGGTGGACCAACTTGTAACAGTCCTCCATATAGGCGACCTGATCGGGCGTGGCGAACTTGTCATCACGATGAATGAAGGAAAGCGCGCGGTCATCGCTTGCGGTGACCTTTAGCACTTCATCTTCTTTATCTGGGTCTTCTTCACATGGGTCTTCTTTGTAGCTCTCACAGACCCCCGGGGTAGCTCTGTCAGATCCCCCCCCTAGCTCTGTGAGATCCCCCCCTTTGCAGATTGCAGGGTTACGGGCTGAGTGCACGGTGTAACGGTTGCTCAACTGCTGCTTGCCGCTCCACTGTGCTGTCCACGTGACGATGCCGACGGTCTGTAGTTCCTTCAGTGCTCGCTTGACCTGCGGGACCGAACAACGGGCTTCTATCGCCAGGGTCTTCTGTGAGGGCCAGCACACGTTTGTCTTGTCCGTGCGACCGACCAGGGCGACGTAGACCAGAAGTGCATAGGCGCTGATCTCGGTTTCACGCACGACCCAGTTGGGAATCATCCCGAACCCTTCACGCGCCTTGGCGTTTTCGGCCATGCTCACACCTGCCTTCTTGCCCAATACAGAGCGGCTTACGGCCACTCAGACGCGGTGATCGGGTGCGCGATGCGGTGGGCAAGTTCGATCAACTTGATCGCCAGCCGGCGGGCCTGTGAGGCGCTGAGATAGTCCGCGTGGGCGTCGACGTAGATGGACGGACCGTTGTGGTCCTCGACCAGGTGGAGAATCACAGGGACGCCCCGGCGGTCGTGACCGTGGCGGTGGTTGTTGGTACGGTGGGGTTCATATCGTGCTCTCTGATAGGGATTCGGTTGTGGCCCTTGGTCTGAACATTTGGCGCTGTAACGCCGTTCAGGCTGAGGGCTTTTTCATGCCGCCGGGGCATTCAAACGGCCTCGGCAATCTGCGTGTCGATCCAGTCGTCGACGGCCTTCTGTGTCCAGCGGACTCGACCTCCGACCTTGAACGCCTTGGGCATGTCGGTGCCGTCGCTTCGCCAGCGGTAGATCGTGGCGACGCTCATGCCGAGTTGATCGGCCACGTCGTTCACGTCGAGGTTGCGCCGCTGTCGGCTCGACACGTCTGGATTGGTGATTGTCATGCCACTCTCTTTTCTGTGTCCTCAGTGCGCAGATTCTATTTTTCTGCGCCTCCTAGGTACATATTGCCAGATGTATCGCAATAGCGCAACTATTCCGTTATTGTGTCTTCATGGCACAAAATGGGATCGGTCAAAGAGTGGCCAAATATCGTAAGGCGGAAGGGTTCAGTGCGCAGAAGCTTGCCGACCGTATTGGGTCCACGCGTTCGATCGTGACGAACATCGAGAATGGGCGTCGTGAAGACGTCACCGTTGAGGAGTTGCTTCGGCTGTCCGCTGCGCTCCGGGTGCCGCCAGCCGCTTTGCTTTTCGATGTAGAGAAGCCTTACTCAGGCGTTGAAATCGGTGATGAAACCGAGGTAGGCGATAGGGGCTTCCAACGCCGAGTCATTGACATGGTCGACTGGCTTGGTGGCCTCAGCACGGTCGCGGACGCGGACGCTGACATGGACGTTTTCGAACGTGATCTGGAAGAGGGAGGGGCTGTCGTATTTCCGATGGTGGGACTCGTCGTCGAGTCTGAATACGGGGCATCGGGTAGAAAAGCCTTATCGCTGATCGGAGCCGCGCGCTCTCTCGAGCGGGCAGGAATTAACTTCGACAAGTCTCGGCGGTCTTTGCTTGTTTTTGCTCGAGAAGCTTGGCCTTACATGGAGAATTTGAAGAGATCAGCTCAGCTGGACGACTTGATTGAAGCTGGAACGCTTGCAGGGTCTCGTGTCTCAGATGACCTGTTAGTAGCCGTCCGTGATGACGACCGGAAGGTTGTCGCCGCTTTGATCCGAGAAGCCGACGCGGCTGCTGCCAACCTGAGAGAGGCGCGCGCTCAGTTTCGACTCCTGGGCGGAGATTTTCGAGAAGAGCCTGAGGCGATGAGCTCCCGACACCTCATGCTGATGAGTCAATCTATGCATACCGAACGGTTGGCTGACATGCAAAAGAAAAGCGGCTACGCAGGGTCGGAGGGTGTTTCTTCCTTTGAATCGTCTGTGGCTGGATCGATAGAGGTCGAGAGGGACCGAGAGCGAGCGCGGTTAAACGGTAGCGACGAAGATGTCGCGCCCGCGTAACCCCGTCGGCACTCACGGCGTTGTCAACGTGCAGGAGACGACGCCCGGCAAGTGGCGCGCGCGGACGCTGTACCGGTTCCAGGACGGCAAGCGGCGGCAGGTCGAGCGATTCGCTGAGTCCGAACCTAGGGCCAAGCACGCCCTGAAGGTGGCGCTAACGACAATCGAGACACCTTCCCACCTTGCGATTACCAAGCGGACCAAGCTTGCCGATCTGGCAGACGCCTATCTATTGCTGAAGGAAGAAACAGGACGGGCCCCGCGCACGATATCGACTTACCGGCACAATGCCGACACGATAATCAAGCCGGGGATAGGTCAGCTCACGGTCGGTGAGGCGACGACGATGCGCCTTCAGAGGTTTATAACCGACACGTCGATCAAGCACGGCCACGGCTCGGCAAAGGGCTGCCGGTCGGTGTTGTCGGGGATGCTCGCGCTTGCCGTGCGTAACGACGCGATATTGACTAACCCCGTCGTCGGCATTGCAGGGATCGAGCGCAAGGCTTCCCGGGCGGCGACTGCACTGCCACTCGATCAGGTCCCGCGATTCTTGGCGACCGTTCGGAGTGATGCCGAGATGCAGCGCCTTGATCTGGTCGAGCTCTGGGAGTTCATGGCGCGGACCGGATGCCGTATTGGTGAGGCGTTGGCGCTGCGCCGTGACTTTGTGAACCTCGACACGGCCACGGTGACACTCGGCGCGAGCGTGTCGCGGGTGAAGGGCCAGGGGCTGATCTTGCGGGAGGCTGGCAAGACGGCGACGTCGGAGCGCACAATCGTTGTGCCGGCTGAAGTCGTGGTCATGTTGCGGGCCCGGTACGCGGTGCAGCCCGGGAACGATCTAGACCTTGTGTTTCCGTCGATGCTTGGCAAGCTGCGCGACACGTCGAACACCGAGTCGGATTGGCGCGACAATCGGGAGCGACTCGGCTACCCGGGTTTCACGTCTCACGGCTTCCGTAAGACTGTCGCCACGGCCCTCGATGCGGCAGGATTGTCGGCACGCGACATTGCCGACTACCTCGGCCACAAGCATCCGTCGATGACTCAAGATGTCTACATGGCACGCAACACTCAGAGCGTGAAAGCGGCGGCGGCGCTCTCGGCAATGTTCGGGGTAAGTTCGGGGTCATGAACCATCTAACTCGATTCATGCCCCGACTTCCGCGTCTTTACGCGGGTATTGTGGGCCCCGTCGGGCTCGAACCGACGACCCAAGGATTAAAAGTCCTTTGCTCTACCAACTGAGCTAGAGGCCCGTAGGTTCTAATCTACCGTGGATTCGCGCTCAGCTTTTCTGGGTAGCGTTGAGGGCAGCAAAAACCAGCCATCTAAACCCGAAGGAGAACCCGCCGTGGCCGACAACTTTCACAAGCCCACCCTGTTCTCCGGGAACAAATTCGAGGCATTCCAGGGCGGCGATGACCCGGCGAACATCAGCCGCGTCGCGCACGAGACCGCGCAGGCCCTGCTCAACCGGGTGCGCAGCAACCCCGACCCGGCGACGGTCGAGCGCCTCGTCGCCTACACCGACGAAAACGGCATCGACGCAGTCGCCGAGCTGTGGTCGCGGGCCACTCCCCGTAGTCTGCCCGGCGCACTCTGGCGCATCTACCTCGTCCGCATGCTGATTCGGCAGGACCCTGAGGGCTGTGCGTACCTGTACCAGCGGGGAACGGATGCTGCCGCCACGATCGATCCGCTCGTCGCGGGTGCCGCGGTGCCGACGGGTCCGGCCGAGATCATCGTGCTCGCCGATGAGATTCTGCGCGGCCTGTTCACGGGAGATTTCGCTGTGGCGCTCGATCGCGGCGCGGCGTATTGCCGGGTCACCGCACTCGGCGCCACGAGCATCGCCGACGACCTCGAGCTGACCGAGCCGCACCGCTCCTCGGAATTGACGACCCGAGCACTGCGGTTCTCCACGACCGCCGCCGAGTTCGCGGCCTGCGCGCGCCTCTGGCGCCGCGACTCCCTGGAGTAG